TCCAGCAGGATTAACAATTCCTCGACTGGCATCAAATCCAGGAATCTCAGCCTCGAGTCGAGCGTTAACTCCCTGCCAGTATTTCAACTTGTCATCATCTGGCTTCTTCAGGTGAGCCTTCTCTAGCTCCTGCTTGAGTCTGGGCCAGCTTTTCGTGACGGTTGATTCTGTCTGTTTCATTCGCCGCTCGGCATCGACTTGCCGCTGCGCCTCGCCTTCGACAGTTTTCCTCACCTCTAAACGCACAGCGATGAAAAGCTTCTCCTGGAGCATCTTGATCTGCTCTCGAAGGAAGTCGCGTTCAAGCTGCGATGCCATTTCAAGCCGCTCATAGATTGCTCTATATTCGGTATGGACAAGGCAAGCCTCGCAGCGTCGGGGATTAAAAAGGTCTCGAATTGACTGAACCACGCCCATGAAATCTCCTTACTCCGCGCTGCTTCTGCGCGGAGGCTTCGAGACGCTCCATTTGCCTATGGAGAGCGTTGTAGTCGCCTGTAGCCTTGAATTGATTAACGATGTTGTCTCTCCGCTCGATCTTATCGGAGTCCTTTTCTGACAACTTATAGTACCTGTCGACAGCTTTGATAAGATATCTTCCGCCGTCATACGGATCGTCGCCATCGAACTCCGCGACATCTTCTTTATCCTTCTTTGAATTGATTCCGTCAGTGTTGTACACGCAGAGAGGGATACATTTGATGAACTCTGGGCAGGTTCCGAAATCTTCAATCGGGTTACTACCAAAGACCTGTATCTTAGGAAGATTAGTTTCTTCTTCCTCAGGTACGAACCTGTCGACATATAGGTTGTACGCATCTTGTCCTTTGTTCCGACGGATATACTCGGCGAGGTCTTGATCGAACCCGACCTCCGGCACGCTCCTAGCTGGCTTAGCGCGCCATCGGAGGTATTCCTGCATGAGGATCTTCCCTCCGAGCCGGTCGTTATCCGCTCGACGGTAGTTGATTCCACTGACTTCACAGAGTTGGAGAGCGACTGACTTGTCGACACCAGTATTTTGCCAAGCAGATGGGTCAAGCACTGCATCACGAATGTTATCACCTTGAGATAAGCGACCAACATCCGCTCCCCAAGTGGAGATTTTCGTCTGTTTGCAAGTATATTCCCGGTACAAATATGCTCGGCCCGTCGGCGCTGCAGCAGCCCAGCCTGTCCACGCCATTGCTGAGAAGCCCCAATCGGTAGCGACGACTCGCGGCCAATATTCAGGAATGGAAAACGCTGGGATGACATGCCTAGCATTCGACGGCTCATCGACGAAGGGTTCGATTCTCCAGTCGTCGAAGACCTGTCCCGAGAATGTCCACCAATCTCCATAAAGTTTCGCTCTCTTCTCCGCTTCTGGTAGCATCTCCAGCCTCCTGACATATTCAGGATCGGCTTTCATGAGATACTTGTTGTCGGTTGCAAGACTCTGAATGAAAATTCTTTTTTGACGAGTACGCTTATCTCTAATGATTGTCCCGTATGGAGCCGGTTCGACGAACTTAGCTCTAACCCAACCATGTCCAATATTTCCTGGATTTGAGGCGGCCCTGATGATCGCAGGAAGATTTGAGTCTGAGGTGCGGCATCGAGAGTAACTGAGATAGCTATACTGAAATTCAGTAAACGAGGTAAGCTCGTCCCATCCGATGTAATTATATTCTGTGGTATCGTATTGTCGGATGTCTTGTTCATGCTGCGCGTATCCAAAATCTAATATAGCTCCACTCGGCCAGCGCCAGCGCCTTAATTGACGATTGTACTCGGCTCCTGTGTGCGGGTACCACTCCTGACTTCGAAGTATCAAAGACTTCTCAAGCTCAGGAAAGGTCCGCCTCATCAGCAAACCTTTGAATCTCGGCGCCTGATAGAATCCCCTGATAACGGGCAGCATTAAGAGGATTTCACTCTTTCCTCCGCCTGCTGCCCCTCCGTAGAACCCTTCACCGACAGTATCGGGAATGCTGATGAATTCCTCCTGTCGACGAGTTGGTTCCCAGACTATGTCCATTTACCGCTCGACGCCTTATTCGCCTCTGCTCGGCGCCTCAATTCTCCACGATTCTCCACGCCTTGATTTAGTCAGTCGAGCTAAATCTCCGCTACAGGAGGCTCATATCCCAGATTCTCTGAGGGATTCTTTACCTTCAGGTGATCGGGAAGTTTATATCGAGGAGTGTCTGCCTGTTTCCGTTCAAGATCCCTAATCGCTTCGTTGTCCTTGAAAAGCTGCTTGTCATACTCGGAGCCAAACTCCTCCCCGGTAGTTTTCTTTCCAAGGATTTCCTCATCCTCAGGGACTAGGCGCTCACCAGTTGTTGGATTGAACTTGAGCAAGGGAGGATCGTCAGGACCGTGGCCGCCAAGCTGTCCCTCGTCCTTCATCTTATTGATGAGGACAGAAACATCACTGGCAATGCTTACTGTGCTGTAATCATCGACGCTGGGCGAGCTACCTGCGACGTAAAGCAGCGCCTGAGCTAGGAACACCGCAGCGTCGAACTTGAGCATCCCAGTTTTCAGTTGCCCAGGACGAACTGCATAAACTACCTCAAGTTCCTGCAATATCGTTGGGAGAGTCTTCTCGAGAAGTAAATTCATCTCATTCTCCTTTGTTTATTTGGGCTGCGCGTGGGGAGGCAATCCCTGATCGGGACGTGTCGGTTGAGAAGGAAGTCCCTGGTCAGGACGGTTCGGCGCTCCAGGGCCAGTAGGAGGCGGCCAGATAGCGGGACCGTTGATGAGGAGCCAGCGGTGTCCAACGCCGACCACATATATCAGAATCCAGACGCGGCCACTAGCGCCTGTCGAGGGAGGGATCGGCGGCCAGATGGTTCCGGGAGGAACTGGCAGCGCATTGTCGGGAGTCTCAGGAATGAAAATCGGTTGACTGGGACGGACGGGGGCGCTGGGAAGGGAGTTATCGGGTCGAAGTCCCGGAGGAGTTGGGGGAAGTTGGATAGGATGCGTTGGCCTCCCTTGGCCAACGTCAATACCGAAATCTGGGTCGACAGGGACGTCTCTGATGTCGTCATACTGTGTGATTCGTGCAAGATAGCTATCTGACATAAGTTCTCCTTGATTCATTCTGTTCTCGACGCCTCATTCTCCGCTCGGCGCCTTAGTCAGTCGGAAGTTCGTTCGCACTGTGAACGAGCGCAGTCATTTAATCAAAGCCCCGCCTGGATCTCCGAATAGCTTCAGACCGATGATTAGAAACAGCAACAGTCCTAGGAAGTGTCCTCCCCAGTTACGGTAGAAAGGTTGTGTCGGCTCGTAATATCTCCAGAAGCCGAACAGTAACCAGATCACCATCAGTAGCCAATACCAGAATGCAAGAGTCATTGATTCTCCTTCATTCTCGGCAATTCTCCGAGGTCAGACGTCCACTATTTTAAAGTTATCTTCATTCTTTGATTTAGGAGCATAGACGATTAGATTCACCTGGGCTCCTGAGGCCTGGGTCTGCGCGGTCAGCGAGTTATAAACTGAGGCCATGTCCTTAGAGAACCTGCCGATGTCTTTCGCACTCTCTAGACTAGCTAACTTCTCCGCGTCGAGGAGTCCTAACGCCACCATTAGCTTCTCGAGGGCCGTGTCCTTGGCGCTGTTCAATAGCTCCGAGCGGATATCCTTATTCAGACTATTCGCAGGGCGCCCTCCTATTTTCCCAGACTTACAAGCGGCGACTTCTGGTACGGAGACATTGTGCAGGAGGGCAACGTCACTCTGCTTGATCTTAGGGTTCTCGATGGCAAACTTAGCTATTTGAGTCCTCTTCGAGCCAAGGAGATCCTTCTGTTTGGTGAAGCTACGGTCGATCTCTCTTACTTCTGCTGTAGATTTGGTAACTTCTGGAGCTATGGGACCAGTTGATATGGGACCAGGATTTTCGGAACTCAACAAGCTAACGCGAGGGGAAACGAAGCTGGCGCTCGCGAGGTTTCTCCCCGAACTCAACCGGCGCTCTGCTTCTTCCTTAGATATAAACATATATAATTCCCCTTCTAGCAAATATACAACTCCCCTTGTGAGACAGTGTAGCACGGGTCGGAAGAAAAGTCAAGTAAAATCGTAAGTGATTGAAAAGAAAAGACTTAGGTACGAAACGTTCATTGGGTGGCTCGAATCTAGAATATAAAACTGGAAATATATATTAG